TTCCACATATACTTAAAAAACTTGTTTGCTAGATCTGGACGATCTAATTTTTTTGCTACTGCATCTGCAACTCGCTTGTAAGCCTTCTTTGGTGTCTCATCAGGAAGTAAATATCCTTTTGAGATTGTTGCCAAAGACACTTCGTTCATCCAAGAAGGGTAATCCTTTTCAACCTCCCATTTTGTGTAATCTATTACCATTGTTTATCTCTATTTTTATAAAATTGAACTCTATTTTTAAATGCAACCTCTTTATCTTGTTCCGATAATTCTTTACAGAATTTGGTAATATAAGACTTTGCCCTTGTTTCCGGGTTCTTCATCGGATTTTGTTCAGACCTTATTTTCATAGCAACTAATGCTGCCTCTTCTCCCATTCTCTCTTTCCAAGACCTTCTTCGCTCCTTTGAATACTTCTCTCGCGTTTCTTTTGAATGATATCCAGTCTTTCCGTCTACAGGTGTTAGTTTCAAGTTTAACCCCTCTTCTAACACATTATAGAAGTCTTGCCAGTACCTTTCTCGAAGGTTTAACTGGTCCTCTGTACACTCTTCTACTACTTCGAATATATGGGAATTAAATCCATACTTACTAAGTGAGTTGTAGAGTTTTGGCTGTCCAAGGCATTTTAATTTACTATACGTCTGCTTTCTTCTCTCTATATCTACAGCTTGTCCTATGTACACTTTTCCTGTTGGACTTGTTATTCTGTATATTCCTATCATAATAAAAAAAGCTATGGCTTTCGAGGTCGGAGTCTCTACTTGCCTATAGCTTTAGTTGGTATTTTATCTAATAAATGTAGCTCCGACACTACATATATAAATATCAACTTTTTGTAGAAACCTATATGTATTTAATTAAAATGCGTTATCCCAATCCATGTGTCCTTTAGAGTAGTTTGTAACTCTATTGGCAAAGAAGTCTGTGTGCTGTTTTCCAGCTACTACGGCATCGAACCAAAGCATTTGTTTTAATGCTCCTTTATCGATTTGATCTGAAGGTATTAAAGGCTTTAATCCTAGATCTCCCATCTTAGTATTTACTCTATGTTTAATGAAATTCTTAAGTTCGTCTTTAGATAAATTCTCTAAATCGCCCATTTCGAATATCTTATCAATAAAATTAAATTCTAATTCAAGAGCAAGTCTCGCTGCTTCTTCAATATCTTTAATCAATTTATCTGTTTTTAATTCAGGATATTCTTGCATAAGGGTTCTAAATAACCAACATCCTGCCTCTGAATGAAGAGATTCATCTCTTACAGACCATTCAACAATTTGTCCTACTCCTTTTAGTTTGTTTCTCATTTTAAAGGATAACAATACTGCAAAAGAAGAAAATAGGTTTACTCCTTCAGTAAATGCTGAGAAGATTGCTAGAGATCTAGCTGCTTCATGCCAGTCAGTTTCTCCAGAGTTTCCATCTCGAACAGTCATTAGTGATTGTATTTTTGCAGCAGTAGTCTCATCTTCTAAGAACTCTGCAAAGTTATCCAATCCTAATTGTTCGTTTAACAGAGCATAGGCCTCTGCATGAATAGTTTCAAATGCTCCAAAGGTAGTAGCCATTGCTATTATCTCTGGTTTTCTAAACCATTTTGTGACAAGGGATGTCCAGTAATCATTTACAACCGTTTCTGTTTGAGCAAATCCTTTTAGGATTCCTCCTATCACGTTTTTCTCGTGATCTTTTAAATTACTGTTCCAATCTGTAACGTCTTGTGATATTGGAACTTCAGTATGTAACCAGTGCGCTTGGTGCTGTTTTAACCAGTACTCTTGTGCTTTTGCGTATTCAAATGGTTTATAAACAATGCGTTCGTCTTTTAGACTCATATTCGCTTTTTTTAGTGTTTGTTAAAAATTAAGACTGTAGAAATAAATAGCATTTTAGAATGGAACTTTATTCTCCAATTCAAAGAACTTATTTGCGATTTCCTTATAATTCCCTGCTGGTTTGTTGTCGTCAAGATCAAGTGACATCTTACCCAATATCTCTATGTGTCCATTGTTTGTATCCACTTTTGCATCCCAAGTCATACCGTCCATTCCGTATCTATTTTTCATAACGTGAATACGTCCTGTACCTAGTACTTTGTCCTCCTTCATTCTTGATAGTGATAAACAAATATCCGCTACCATCATCTTGTCGTACGACCCTGCTGCCTTGTCTCCTTCGATTACAGAATCCTTTGCTCCCATTCTGTTAACTTGAGACGGTGTTAGAATAGGAATTTGAAGTTCCTTAGCCAATCCTTTTGTTGCAATGAATACGTCATCGATTTCATCTTTTCTTTCAGAGAAACGACCTTTTGAAGGTGCCTTCAAGTAATCGACGTAGTCAATAATAATCATGTCTGGTTTGTGATCCATATCGATACACTTCTGGATGTGAGACTTGATTGTGTTAATTGAAGCTCCTTTTGGTGGATACTCTTTTACGATCAACTTACCTTTAAGGTTCTTAACGATCTTCTCTACCTCAGGTCTGTGTTTGTTTACTTCTTCAATTCCATATCCTGTGAAGTAGCAGTCAAATCGTTTTCCTACATAATCCTCACCTAACTCTAATGTATAAAAGTTAACATTGAATCCTAGCTGTACTGCATGTGCTGCTGCAGAAACCATTGTCCAAGACTTACCTCCTCCAGGATTACCAAATACAATTACTAAGTCACCAGGTCCAAATCCTCCTCCAATAGTTTCATTTAAGATAGGCCAAGGTGCTGGGATTGTAGGTCTGTAGTTCTCTCTGTAACGACTCTCTACATCTTTGTTATACTCGTGACCCATGTTCTTATCCAATCCTGCTCTCATTGCTTTGTCGATCATACTTCTGATTCCGTCAAAGTCTCCTTGGTTAAGTAGGTCTGCTGAGTTTAGTAATGCTGTTTTTAGTTCTTGGTTTTTTGCAAATGTTGTGAACTCCTCTACTACGTATGCTAAGTCCTCTTGTGTTGCTTCGTAACAGTTTCTTAATTCAGACTTAACTGCTACTTGTAGAATATCATTCTCTACTTTTTGCAATTCAATCTTAAGTGCTTCTAGCGAAATTGTAGTATGGTACTTATCGTAGTACTTAATTGTAGTCTCCAATATCCATTTATGGGCATCTGAATCTAAGTAGTCTGGTCTAAGTAAGTCTCGTGTGTTTAGTAGGAACTTCTTGTCTGTAAGAAGTGCTCCTAATACCTTTAGTTGAAATCCTTTTCCGTAGGACGATAATTTTGCTAGTGATGTCATGTAACTTATTTTATTATAACTTATTTTTTGTATGTCGAAAGCGGTCTAAATATCTCAAGCCATCCTTCAACGTTTTTGTTTAGAGCTTCAATCTGATCAGCTTCTAACATGCTTAAAAAAGGAACAACCTGTAATGATGGTGTTGGCTCTTTTATCTTATCTAATATATGAATTATTTCGTAATCTCCCAACCTTGGCTCCAATAAATTCATTAAATTATAATTGGTTTTTACTTTTTCCCAATCATATATAATACCCGCAAATATCTTCTTAGTTTGCAACTTTTGTTCACAAATATTATAGATATCTTGTAACTCAAATGTTGGATCATCGACTAATCCTGGAAATTCTTTTAATAGAGTTTTTGGTCCTAATCCTTTTACTCCTGTAAGGTTATCTGAGTTGTCACCCAGTAATGCCTTCATGATCAAATAGTTATTTGGAATTAACCCTATTTCTTCTTGTATGTCCTGCTTTTGGTAAGTCTTTTTCTTAATAGGAGAATATACTTCGATATTATCATCTACTATTTGTAAAAAATCCTTGTCAGAAGATACAATTGTAACTTTTTTATTATTAGCTCCAAATTTTTGAGCTAAGTAAGAGATCGTATCATCTGCTTCTACTTTATCTATTGAGATCAAAGTTATCGGCAAACACTGTAAGTATTCTACTAGTCTATGCATCTGCATAGTCATTGAGGCATACTCATCTTCCTTATCATCGAATAACTCCCAATTGGTAATCCTCTTTATGTTTCTATTTGCTTTGTAGTCTGGATTGATATTCTTTCTACTAGAGGAAGATGCTTGTCCGTCAAATACGCAAATGATTCTTGTAGGGTCAATTGTTCTCATTAGAAATCCTATCGATCTTAAGAACCCAACTAGGCCACCAGTATGATGGCCCTGTGGATTCATTGCCTGTAGCATCGCAAAAGACCTTATGAAGGTGTTCATGCTATCTACTATAAGCACATGATCATTTAGTTTCCTGTCTGGTTTTTGTTCGATGTTATTTAGTATATCTAAATAATTAGTCATCGTTCAATCCAATATCTCTAATGTCCTCTCCTGTCTCAGCTTCAATAGCTACTTCAAAGTCTGTTGATCCCAAAATAGTAGCCCAAGTCTCTTTGTAGGTGTCTTTGTACCTATCGATTGCTTTTTTCTCATCATCGATGAATCCGTGTTGAGTCATTACGATAGCTCCTCTTGACTGAATTCCGTTGATGTGATTCTTTTCGATCTGTACTTTTGTTTTCTTAGCAAACTCGTACTCTTTTCCTTTTGAGATAGCTTTGATCTTAGAAGTACCTGAGTTAGTGATGTTACCAAATGTAATAATCAGCGTAGCATCATACCACATTGCCATTCCACCTTTGTTCTGCAACTTAGGTTGTCCCATTGGATGCTCAGGTTTCATAGTCCACACTTTGTTGATTGCAACTAAAGTATTTGTGTACTTGCTTCCCTCTTTTCTTGACAATAGGATTTTCTGATTCAAGTTGTTACCAAACTGAGTAGACATTGCTCCTGCATTCCATTCGTTGTTGTTCTTGTTAGAACGTACTGATAGTTCACATGGAACAGATCCTACAGAATCCCAGAAGAAACATAAATCGTAAGGTAGGTTACCTTTCTTTTGCTCATCTAGTAAATCCAAGATGTAAGCTGATACATCCTCGATAGTATTTAACGTACCTCTATCTGCATACAAAAAGAATCCTTGGTAATCTGTAACTTCTCCTGTAGACTCATCTACAACTTCTTCAACCTGTAATCCCATTGTTTGAGCATGTGGCCATGACCACTTCATCTCAGTGATGATGAATACTGGAAGTATTCCTTGCTTCTGTGCATTTACTGCAGCCTCTAACAACAATGTAGTTTTACCTGTATCTGAATGTCCTCTTAGTAGAGTGATGTGTCCTGCTGGAATACCTGGAAGAGATGTAATGTCTTGAAAGGCCTGAGATGTTTTAATCCAGTCCTGACTCTTGAACTTTACAGATTGAGAACTAAATCCCTTGTTCTTCTTAAAGTTGTCCAAATTAAAACCGCCTTTGATTATATCGCTAGCGGTTTGTGTTGTTGTCTTTTTGATTGCCATTCTTAGTTGAATAAGTCGTCAAATTTGTTAACTGTACTTTTGTTTCCTGCTGTGGCTGCTTCTAATGAGAATGCCTTTTCTTCCATGATGCCAGTTCCTGGAATTACTGATGGAGCTACTGGGGCTGGAGTAGGTACTGTAATCGATCCTACTGCTTCAGTTGGCTCAGTTGGAGTAGCTGGTGGTGTAGTTACTTCTTCACCTGGGTTTAAGTACTCTTGTAGTTTTTTCTTAATGTACTCGTAGTCGTACTGTGTTTGTACTTCAAGTGCATTTGGTTGGTCTTTTAACCATGAGTTAACTTGACTATCATCTTCTGACAATACTGTTTGTTTAGGTTTGATACGAACTGTCGTACTTGGGAATTGACCTGGTCCTGCTGCTGGTGTAGTTTCAACAACCATATCCCATCCATTCATTACGTCTGTAAAGTCACCGATATCTTCATCTTCTGCTAAAGCAAGTAATGCTTTGTAGATGTTAATACCAAAACTCCATAAACGAACTCCTTTTTCTTCTTCACCTCTTACCACTACTGGTGCAAAGTATCTTGACTTAGGAGACAATTTACCTGATAATGACCAGTTGTCTTTGTCAGATGTCTTTCTCAACTCTTTTACAAACTCTTCAATTGGATCTTGCTTTCCGTAGTTAGAAAGAGATACCATAGGGAATTTACCTATGTTGTAGTGTAGTTTGATCTCTGTGAAAGGATCTGCAGCATTGAAAGCTGAAGGTACGATTCGGATTGTTGATTTTCCGGTAGCTGGTCTCCAGTAGATTTTGTCAAAGTCGACTTTCTCTTTGTCTTGGTTTCCGCTGCTGTTTAGAGCAGCTAATTTCGATTTAATTGCGTTTAAATCCATAATGTAACTAATTTTAAATTAAAACTCTTATTTGTATAATATAGGAAATAGAATGCTAATATGCAACTATAATTCTATAATTCTGTGTAACTTTGTGTTAACTCTTTTAAGCTCTGCTCCTTTAGTTAACAAAATGCAGTTTTGATAATCGTTCCAATTTACTTTGAAACTGATATCAAGTACTCCTCCATTCAATGATTCGATTAATCTATTCAATGAATTGATTGTATATAGGGTGTTTGATTCCTTTTTTCTATGAACTAGGATTGTATTATCGATAAAATTAGAAATATTACCGAAGTCAACGTTGTATGTACATATGTACTCGTCTTGGCTTTTAGAATATAAAACAAATATTTTATTATAGATTATTTTATATTTTCCTTGTATAGTACTTAGTACCTCTTCTAGTTGATCTTCTGAGGAGAAAGTACAGAATAACTTGTTACTCATATCTGTAAAGTTGAACATTGTGTCGATATCGTAATCGAACTTTGCTGGTGTTAATGTATTTTGTGTCATTTATAAATATGATTTATTCTATAAAACTAAGTTATTACTATATTTAAACTTTATTGGGTACTTCCCTCCTTGATTCATTATGGTCTCTAGCTGCTCTAGTGTCTCCTTTCCATCTGACTTATCGAAGTCGAATACTATTGCATCGTACGTATAAAGAGCTAGCTTACTCTTCTTGTTATGTAGGAACATTAGCACATCCTTTAATATAAGGATATTCCTACTGGTTTCCAAGCTTTGCATCATATAATTCATC